TTAAAAATCCCTTCTTGTTTGAGTTGGGATTTTTTTTTATATTTGATTATGGAAAGAGATTTAAAGAATTTACCGTTAAAAGAGATTACCCCTACTTTTACATACACTTTGGTTAAGGTTCCTGAGAAGGCTTTTACTTCGGCTAGTGGTATTGAGTTGGGTAAGACTAAGGACACTATGATTGAGGCTTATATAGCTGACGGGTTCCCTATGGAGGTTATAGCTGTTGGACCACAGGTTCAGTCGTATAAGACTGGTGATCACGTTATGTTTTCTAATTTAAGCTACCCTGCAAAAGTTAAGAATGTAAAGGACCACAAAGAGGTTTGGATGTGTAGAGAGACTGACATTGCTTTGGTGGTTAAGAAGAAGAAAGCTTCTAGTAAGGTTGTTAAGTAATTGAGATGAAGAAAGATATTCATAGAAAAGTCAGTAAGCAAGAGGTTGACTTGGCTACCGATAAGCTTGAGGAGGATATTCTTCGTCAGAGAGCTATCGAGTCTAGAGAGGAGTTAGAAGCGGAAGGAGCGTTAGAACAGCTTAACAATCCACTGGGTGTTGAAAAGGAAAACCTTCCTGAAGGAGGGTATAAGCTTTCTAGGTCAGAAAGAAAGAGTAGGTTGAAATTCTTTAAAAAGTTACTTACTGAAAATGAGACTGAGAGATTAGCTATGTTGGAAGAGGATTCAGGGGTTGAAGAGGACGAGACACCTGAGAAGCTCCATAACCGTCAAGCTAGGCTTCAGTCGTGGTTTGTCAGAAGAGTTAACCTTGAGAGAAAGATAGCTCAATGTAGTAACCCTGATCACTTGTATGGCACATCTTCTTGATAAGCTAAAAAGACTTAAGGAGGAGTCTAAGAAGAGGATAGCTTCATGTGAGGGTTGTAGTTTCTTTGATGATAAGTTTAGGAAATGTGTCATTTGTGGTTGTTTCATGGATGCAAAGGTTAAGCTTCCAAACAGTGAATGTGCTGATACAAACTTCCCTAGATGGGGGAGAATGAAGCTTAAGTAAAATTTAATTATAAACAACAAATGTCACTGCCTCGTATCTTGAGGTAGTGACATTTTGGGTTAAGAGAAGATATTATGTTAATTGATGTTAAGAATGACTTCCATGAGGACAAGAACTTTTGGGAACAATATCCTGACTTATGTATAGCAGGGGCGGCAGGTAAGCTCTACAAGGCTGACAAGTCGAGGAACAAAGCAAACTCATCAAAGATTCTGTGGTGCATAGCATTATGTTATGACCGTAGCTCTAAGTATTTCAATTTCCCTGAATTAGGAGATGATGGAAAGGTTAGTATGTTGTTTGGTGATTACTTTGGTGACAGTAAGTGGCCCTGGAAGAACACTAAAAAGTTTGAGGAGCTGAAGGAGTTCTACATGTCTTCTCAGATATCAAGACTTGAAAGAACCTTGATTGATGCTGAAGAGAAGATGGACGAAAGACGTATATTCTTAAAGGCTACTAAGTACACTATGGGTTCTCTTTGTGAGAAAACAGGTAAGTATATTGGTACCACTGCTGACTTGTTAGATAAGATGCAATCTAATACTGATAAGATATATATGAATATCGAGAAGGCTATGAAGTTAGTGGCCGCTGAACAAGCCGCTACTAAAGATGGTATACAGAAAGGTGGAGGAGAAGCTTCGTTATCAGATCAGGAGATGATATAATGGGTGTTAACAATAGGACTGCTCACGGAAAGGCTGTTGCGTTGACGGCTAAAAAGCTAGGTCTTTCCCAAAACGATGTTGATAATTGTGTTAAATGGTTTATGAAAGAACTAGTTGCTGATTTATTCAACGATAAGATTAAATCAATAAGGTTGCCCAGTATAGGTTCTGTAATAAGACTTGATAAAGAATGGGAAATTAAGAGGCGAGATAAAAAAGAAGAGGATGACAGTAAAGAAAAACACAAGAAACATATTTTCCTATCAAGACGAGTACAAACACTCTAAGCAGGTTAGTAATACTAATTTCATTGTAGATGAAAAAGATTACCCTACTAATCCTTTAAGTCAGAAGTATCTTCAGTATTGGAAAAATGCTAAGAGAAAGATAATAGAAGGCTACTGGTGTGAAGGGAAATGGATGCCCGGCAATCTTTACTTCTATGTTAACTTCACAAAGATATCGTTATCTCTAGATGGTGACTCTAAGGGTAAGGTATTAGCTAGGCCATTCCTTAGGGATCTAGAATGGGAAAAGTCCTATGTTTACGCAGAAGCTCGGGGTTTCTCGGGGTTTACTGATGACCCTGATGTTTCTTGTAATAGGTTGCTAATGGTAGCAAAGGAGGATAGACTTTTTAAGTTGCCAAAATCTTGCTTAAAGAAGAATGGAAAAGAGAAGACTTTTGAACACGCAAGAGATTACTTAAGGAAGGTTCACTCAAAGAATCTAGGGAAAGCACTGTATCAGAATGATGCTAGTAATGTAATTGATTTAGAGTCAAGGGGTAATGGTAAATCATTCTTTGCTGCCGGAGGATTAATAACTCACAACTTTATTACTGATGGAGCATTGGATTACGATTTGTACCTTGCTGGTTTAAGAGGGGATGCTGATAGGATGAAGACTGAGACTCTAGTTGGTGCAATTGATTCTAAGTATTCAGCAGATTTACTTGAGAAGACTGAGACTTGTATGCAGCTTCTTGCCGGTGGATTAAACTTCCAAGGTAAGAAGTATAGGTCACCCCTACATAAAGAGACTAGTGGATCTTATCATTCAGGGACAAAGACTAAGAGTGCTAAGGTTGATGTTAAGATTGGTAATGATTGGTTTGTAAAGGGGTCAGGCTCAATGATTCATCATAGGACATTTAAGGATAAACCATTAGCAGCTGCAGGTACTCGGAACTCATTAGCAGTTTTGGAGGAAGGTATGTTCATGGATAACCTTAAGGAGTCCTTAGGTGGTATGAAGGATACGACCTATAACAGTGCGAGAAAGTTTGGTGTTATTTACATCATGGGTACAGGTGGGGGAGCTAGTGGTAAGACTGATGAGGCAATGGATGTGTTTTTCCATCCTGAAGCTTATGACTGTTTAGCTTTCGATGATATTTGGGAAGAGTCAGGCGCTTGTGGATTGTTTGTGCCATATAGATATGGACTGAATGATTTCAAGGATCATCAAGGGGTTACAGATCAGATCAAGGCTGAGAAGTATATAAAGCAGAAGCGTGATGCTCTTAAACATGCAAATGATAAGTCTGCTTTAAACAAAGAACAACAGAACAACCCTGAGGTACCATCAGAGGCATTCTTGCTCTCCGGTGATTCAGTATTACCTATCGCTGATTTAAAAGAACATTTAAACTGGTTAAAATCTAAGGTTCAGACTGATGATGCTGTAAAGGGTTCTCTAGGAGAATTGGCTCTCAATGAAACAGGAATAGTTACATGGAAGCCTGACATAGGTAATAATTTATTCTCTTGTGGATTCAAGATGGATAGGTCTGCCAATACGAATGGAGCCATAAGGATATGGGAACACCCACAGTTTGTAGGAGAGGAAAACACAATACCTTATGGTATGTACATAGCAGGGACAGATCCTTATGATCAAGATCACTCTAGTACAGCGTCCTTAGGTTCTACTTTTATCTACAAAAGGTTCTATCATGCTAAGGGAGTTTATGATTGGCCAGTAGCTGAATATACCTCTCGTCCAAACACTGCTGATGAGCACCATGAGACAGTTAGGAGGTTATTAATATACTACAACGCAACTTGTTTGTATGAGAATGAGAGGAACTCTCTGAAGGCTTATTTCCAACATAACCATTCGCTACACTTGTTAGCTAGGCAACCTGATGTACTTAAAGCTACTGAGAGAACAACAGTAGATAGAACCTATGGTATCCACATGACTGATGGAATAAAGACTGAGATAGAGCTTTATCTTCGTGATTGGTTGTTGGCTGATGCCGGAGAAGGAAAGAAGAATCTTCACAAGATTTATAGTATCCCTCTTATTGAGGAGCTTATATATTACAATAGAGATGGGAACTTTGATAGGTTTATCTCTATCGCTTTGACTATCCTTCACTTGCTACAAAACAAGCGAAATAGTATAGAATCGATAAAGGCAGAAGATAAATTAATCAGTGATCCTTTCTTTGCTAGGAACCTTAATGGCATTGGTACAAACAAAGAAAATAACACGTATAACAGGAGTATAATAGGACAGACCTCTTTTGGGTCTTTATTTGAAGGAATATAAATGGCAAACTCAGCAAATCCATACGGAGGAATAACACAGATGCCTGCTCAAAGGGTATCTAGAAAAAGAAAAACAAAAGACTGGGGTGAGTCTTGCGTTAACTCAATCTTTGCGAAAGGAAACCAAAGAGAGACAAACGGAAGAACAGCTTGGCAAAGGAAGCAGATAAATTATAATTTAGTTAACTCTATCATTGACCCTAATGATTTCAAGCACGTTATGGACCCTTATGGGATAAATAACTCTGATGTAGGAAATCAACCAGGGCAGCTTAGGCAGATGAATCTAATCTTCAGTAAACTCGCTTTGATGAAAGGTGAGGAGATGATGAGGCCATTCAACTATCAAGTTGTTGCGGTTAATGGTGATGCTGTTTCCGGTAAAGAGGAAATGAAGAAAGAGAAGCTATTGCAACACGCTAAGATGAAGTTGTATTCTGAGTTAGGTATGTCAATGGAGCCTGAGATGGATCCTGAAACAGGACAGCCTGTTGAGCAGCAAGAGCTAGATCAGATAGTTAAGTTTTATGACTATGACTATGTTGGTATTGAAGAAAAGAATGTTGCTGATTTATTAAAGTGGCATGAGCATAAAGAAGGACTTACTCTGAAGTTTAACGAGGCGTGGGAGCACGCTCTAGTGTCTTCTGAGGATATAATGTATGTTGGTATAAGTAATGGTCAAGTCATTGTTAGACCGACTAATCCACTTAATGTAGATTACGATAGAAACCCTGATGATGCAAGAATAGAGAGAGGAGATTGGTTCAGGGAAGACAGGTCCATGACAGCAGGTCAGATTATTGATGAGCTGGGTGACAAAATGACAGACAAGCAACTTGATGACGTAATGGAGGGTAACCTTAGAAATACTGTCACCAATGGTATGTTGCCTGGGTTCGCTTACGAGGAAAGTGATTACGAAGCAGGTAGAAGAGGAGGATTTGCTAAAGCTAGTTCTTCTAATCAACACTACATTGTAACAAATGTTGTTTGGAGATCTCTAAAAAAGATAGGGTTCTTCTCTTACATGGATGAAGCAGGAACACCTCAAAAGGAAGTTGTTGATGAAGGATTTAGAATGCCTGATGGAGCAGCGGCTATGGGTGCTAATGTTGAATGGTTATGGATACCGGAGATATGGCAAGGGACTAAGATTGGTGATGAAATGTATCTAGGGGTAGAACCTATGCCTGATGCTAATTTCGATATGGACGATCCGTATAACTGCCCATTACCTTATGTTGGTAGAGTTATGAATGGAACAAATTCTATTCAAACTTCAATGGTTGATTTAATAAAGTCTCATCAATACTTACATATTGGTCTTTGGTACAAACTAGAGAATGAGATAATGAAATCCAAAGGTAAGGTTACTGTATTTGATGTAGCAATGCTTCCTAAGTCTCAAGGATTCAACATGGAGAAGTGGATGTATATGTTCGAAAACGCGAATATAGCACTAGTTAACTCGTTTGAAGAAGGTAAGACTGGGGCTAACACCGGCAAGAACCCAACAATGGATATGATGAAGACTCTAGATTTGAGTATGAGTTCTACTATTGGTCAACTTCTACAAATAATGGAGAAGGTTGAAAGAGAGATTGATGAAATGTTAGGTATAACAGCTCAGAGGCAAGGACAGGTTGGGGCTTACGAGAACACTGGTTCTGCTAGACAAGCTCAGGTTCAATCAACAGCTATAACAGAACCTTGGTTCTACATGCACAATGAAGTAAAGAAATCTGTTCTTGAACACGTTGCTAACTTATCTAGGATAGCATACAAAGGAAAGAAGGTGTTGAATTATGTTCTTGATGATGTTCAAAGAATAATGATGGAGATTGATATGGATAAGGTGGCAATGTCATCTTATGGTCTATTTATTTCTAATTCAGGGAAAGAGAACAAGATATTTAACAAGCTTGATGAACTTGCTGGAGTAGCTATGCAACAAGAGAAGACTAAGGTCTCTGATATGATTAAAGCGTTTAGAGCTAATTCTATATCTGAGGTTGCTGCTGTAATCGAGAAAGGGGAAAGAGAGTTTGATGAACAACAAGCTCAAGCTTCACGGTCTCAACAAGAGCATGAGAGTAAGCTCAAGGAAGCTGAACAACAAGAAGCTCAGATTAATAGAGATCATGAAATGGCTCTACTAGAACGTAAGATAGAGGGCGAGATTGTTAAGGCTAAACTTACAGGTTTAGGATTTGAAGCTTCGTCTAATGATGTTGATGATTCTGCTTTACTTGCCGCAGAAGGTGATAGAGCGTTGAAAGAGTTTGAGAATAGTTCTAAACTAGCTATTGAGAGAGAGAAGATTTCTTCATCTGATAGACAATCTGCTGAGGCTAATAGACTTAAGGAGAAGGAAATAGATACTAAGATGAAGATAGAAGAACTTAAGGCTAAGACAGCTATTAAAAATAAGGTAGTAGGAGAAAAATAATATTATGAGTTCGAAAAAAACATATAGAGGAGGTGGCGGTACACCTACATTAAACAAGGAGGCTACAGCTGACAGAAAGCATAAAGTTTATGCTAATAAGCCTGGAACAGAAGGATACAAGAAAGCAAAAGCAGAAGTAGATAAACTATCTAATAATGAACTAGCTAGAAGGACTGCTTACCGTAGAGATGAGCTTTCTGATTCAAGTAAATCAGGTAGCCTCTCTACTTTCAGAGATGGAAAAGGAGTAACTCCTGAACAGGCAAAAGGATGGAACACAGCAGGTAAAGTGGCTAGTGTAGCAGGGGGAATCTCTGATCTTGTAGCTATTAATTCTAGGGATGAAAAGGTAAAGAATACAGCTCAAGATGTCGGTGTATTAACAAAAGGTTTAGCCGACCCAATGTTAAATGTTAAAGCTAGACCTGAGGTTCCTTTAGATATACCTAGAGGTCCTGATTATGCAGGGGATAATGATGACCTTCAATACATGAATCCTACACTTAATGAAGAGTATGATACTGCTTATTCAAGAGAAGGAACTAACAAAAGTGATATTGGTAATAATGATAAAAACACAAAACTTAGCACAAAAAGGAAAGGATACCGTAAATAAGTATATAACGAGAGATAAGAGATATGTTTGACTTAACACAAGAGGATCTTGATGGTCCTGACCAAATTAATGCTGTACCGGAAGGAGAGACTGGTGAAGCGATTGATACATCCATTGATAATTCGGA